CTTCACACTGATGACATCAGTGATGATGTGTACAATGCCGCCTACGACTTGACGACTTCACTCCCTTCCGCTCATTTATTTGAGTGGGAGGAGAATGAGGTTGATCGGGAGAGGTGGATGGCCAAATTTGATCCGCATAAGCGGACACGCATGGAGGACGCGTATCACGAGATCACTAACACATCCCTTAAGGACATCGGTCTCAAAGATCTGTCAGTTAAGCATGAAACTCTTATCAAGAGGAACGACCCTTCTTGGGCACCCAGAGTCATTTACGCTGGGACTGACGTCTTCAATGCTGTCACTGGCCCTGCGGCCATGGTGGCAATGGAGCGTTTCAATTCCATGATGGCTTTGGGCCCCATAGAAGGGGTTGAAACCATGACTGCTTACAAGCAAACAGATGTCACTCTCGCTTCTTTCGTTAGTTCTGACGCTAGCCTGCCGCATATAGTTGAAGGTGATTATTCCTCCAATGACAAAGAACAGCGCGGCCGCGTCATGCTTCTTTTCAATCGCTTTTTGATGCAGGCCAAGATGCCTACGTGGCTTATGGCCCTGCTCAAAGGCATCAACAAGTTCAAAGTGCGTTCAAGACATTTTGGCCTTTCTGCAACACTTGAAAATCAATTGCCAACCGGCACAACTTTTACCACCGTCCGGAATTCGTACTACAACTGGGTTATGTTCACGACGGCCATGAAGGCACAAAAGGTTAGCGCCCGTGCGCTAATACTTGGTGACGACCTTTTGGCGTCTGTCAGCAAACCAGTTGATTTGCAGTCCTGGGTGGAACATGTCGGTCGCTTCAAGATGAAGTTGAAGGCCAAAGCCCCTTTGTTTTGGGGCGACGCTACTTTTCTTTCCCGCCGCCTTATTTGTGATCGAGAGCACCCGTGCATGGTGCCTCTCATTGGCAAGGCGGTTTGTCGCTTTAATGCACGAGCACTTTACACTGAGGACAAGACTCACTCTCAATATATGTCTGGCAAGTCTTTGTCTTATGCTTATGAATTTAGGCATGTCCCTTTCCTTAGGGATTTCTTCCTTCAGCGCCATGTTATGGAAGATTCGAGTAGGTTGTCTTTGGATGACCTAACTTGGCATGCCAAGGTATCCGGCATAGATTTGTCAAACATAGTCAAGACTATAAAGAGTGAGACTGTTGTTCTCAGCGATGAAGAGTTCAGGGATTGGGCCATGGAAGTTTACGACCTTGGCCTTGTTGACCTCGAAGAAGTTTTCGAAATGGTAATTCTTTCCGACGAACCCACACTTGTTGAGCACCCGTCAGTGTCTTTTCTCGCAAGAGATTGGGCCTAAGGCGC